ACCTAAAACAGACGGAGATTAAAAAATGACCGCAGCGGTTTCGCCGATCACCCAGTTTCAGTCAGGCTCTTATCTCACTATTGCTGAGTATAAGAACGCCCCGACTGCGATCGACTACAACAACCTCGTGGTTGGCGGAACCTCTGCGCAACAGGATGCTGAACTTGCCTCTGTAATTCAACGAGCATCTTCATGGATCGACATTTATGTGAACCAGCCTCTTATTGCTCAGAACTTCCAAGAGCAATCTCGTACCCGTATTACCCAAGAGGGCTTCATGGTGATCTCGCCTGACTACAACAATGTCGTGGCGCTTAACTCCCTTGCTTATGGGGCTACTCCTACGGCTATGACTACCGTTACCGATGGCGCTCTCCAGTCATGCTGGTTCGAAAAGTCGCAGATCATCTATCCAATGAGTCAGGTCGGAATTGGCTACTCATCTCAGGGTCCATTATCTTTCGGCTTCCCTCCAACAGTTCGATCTCGTATCTATGCCGCATACAACTATTGCGCCGGATACTGTAATGGCTTGATCTCATCCGCGACCGCTGGTCAATCCTCCTTTACTATGATCGATCCAATCGGACTAACCGCTGGCACAGTCGTGACTATCTATGACGGTCAATATACTGAGCAGGTAGTCGTGTCACCTTCGTATACTTATGGATCAAGCACGGTGGCTATTACTAGCCCGCTTAAGTACGCACACGCTTCCGGTGTAGCCGTTGGCAATATGCCACAGGCAGTCAAAGAGGCGGCTATCTTGGCGACTACTGATTTCCTCAAGGTTCGTGGCGATAACTCCTTGACTATGGCAATCACAACGCGAGCAACCGCTGGTCCAGCCGCTAGTTCCGTATTCGGATCCGATCTTGAACTAGCCAAGCAACTCCTTGCTCCATTCCGACGGATGCGCTAAATGGCAGTCGGCAGAACGCAACTTCGCTCCACCCTTTACAACTACCTTACGGGTGCGAATATTGCTACGCTCAATCAGATCTTTACTTCGTTTCCTAAGCGCATCAACTATCAGGTAAACGCAACCGCAGGTCAGATGAGTCGTGCCGCAGTCGTAATCTTTATCCAAAGCGAACGCGAAACTCGTTTGGCAGTAGGAGGTGCAACCGGTGGTTGGAAGCGTGTTGATTTCCAAGTGATCTTGCAGGTTTTCCACCACTCCGTTCTGAATAACGCCGAAGATGCAATGACGGATTTTGATACACTTATCGACAACATCAAGAATACGCTTCGAGCCAGTCATAACTTCGGTGATACATCGCAAGTAAATGTGTGGCAAGGCGCGGAACCTGTGATCGACTGTATCTATGGAGAGCCGACAACTTCGGAGTCCGGAGCGACAGAAACCTTTGCAGAGATTCGATTCGATGTTACCCAAATGATTCAGGCATAAGGAGAACGATGGCCACCTATCAATACAACGGTGACGATGTTCAGGAGTTCCCAACTCTCGGACTAACCGTTAAGCCCGGCGACACTTTTGAGTCAAAGGATGAGGTTATCTCAGCCAATGTCACTCTCGCTTCAGCATCAAAGAAAACAACACCAGCACCGTCAGCCGCGCCTGACACAACCGTAGGAGAGTGAAGTAATGGCAGTTCAAAATACCCATCGTTCGTATATTGGAATCGCTAAGGAAACTACTAAGGGAACTGCGGTAACGACTCCAACCGCTTACATTCCTGTAATTGCGAACACCATCAAGCCTCAAGATATTTACACACCTCTCTACGATGAAGGTCTCCGTGGATCTCTCGTAAAGAATTACAACTACTTGCAGGGTCGCGTTCACTCAACCTTCGACTTCGGTGGTGCAGTATTCGCAGATACAATCCTTTACCCTCTCGCTGGCGTACTCGGTGAAGATGTCGTTTCCGGATCTGCTCCTTATATCCACACTCTTGCACTTAAGAACACAACCGCTACGGCTTCAGATGCTCAGCCATCTGCGTACACAATCCTTGACTTCTACGGAGCAAATGTTCGTGCGTGGGCTGGCCATCAGTTCCACGACTTCTCGCTTAAGTGGAACGCAGACGGACTCCTTGAGTACGATGCAAAATCAACCGGATGGCAGTCAGCAACAACTACTACTCCAACCCCATCGTTCTCAACCGTTCTTCCTTCCGTTGTATGGACTGGAACAGTCAGCGTTGGTGGTACTTCTATCTCTAACTCAACTCAGGGAAATATCGACCTCAAGCGCCCAGTAACTCCTATCTACGGAATCTCAAATGTACAGACTCCGTATCAGGTATTCCTCGGTGCGCTCGAAGTGACTGGCAAGGCGACTTTCCTTATGGAAAACGACACCCAACTCACCAACTACCTCACCAACACTCAACCTGCTCTCGTCTTTAACTGGACTACTGGAACAGGTGCATCACAGACTTCGATTCAGGCAACAATGACTAAGGGTGCATACACACTCGCCGTTATTGAACGCTCAAAGGACTTCGTAGAAGTTCTCGTCGATTTCAACGCGCAAGGCAACTTGACTGATGCCGGAACTGTCGGATACTCACCTATCAAGTGGGTCGTCAAGAACGCAGTAACAACTTCAGTCGCATAAACTAGAACGCAGTAGGGGTGGCAGGTTGATTCGCCCGCCTTCGTGAATCCCGCACCCCTACTGCCTAGATTTGCTAAGATAAAGAGAAGGCAAACAACTAGGAGGCAATATGTCAAAAAAAATTACGCTACCGTCAGGCGCGACAGTAACAATTAAAGATGCGACTGAATTGAAGGTCAAGGATCGCAACCGCATTATGCGCGCTGGCGATGCTGAATCACAAGCCGAAAAAGGTATTGCTATCAGCAACGCTCTATTGGCGGCAATCATTGAGGATTGGTCGCTCGATCTCTTAATCCCTTCAGTGAAGATTGACTCGATTGAGGAATTGTCCATCCCTGATTACACCGCGTTGATGAAGGAAACAGATCACCTCACGACTGAACTTTTCCCAAGCCTTAACGACACAGACGAGAATAGGCTGAACCCCGATAGCCCTTTAGAAAACTAGAACGGCTCAAGGATCTATTCAGGGGATTCCAGAAATCGGATACCCTTAAATACCCGACAACAGAGTGGTTTTACTTCAAGTTCGCTGATCGTTTTGGCTGGACTCCTGAGCAGGTAGATAACCTACCGGCGGCAAAGGCGGATTGGTTCTTAGCGATTGCAGATGCGGTCGAAGAAGTTAAGATCGAAAAGATGGAGAGCCGTAAATGAGTGATGGAGTATCGAGCAACTTGCCCGAAGTCCTAGCGGCTCTCAATGCTTGGCAGAAGCGTATGGATGATGCAGGTTATCGTGCGACTCAGAAGATCACTCAGGATTTAGTTTTTCAAGCCAAGAACAACGCTAACCAAGTCAAGAACCCACCGGTGCAAAAAAACAACAGGCTTCGCTACAACCCTCATATTGGTCCGAGAGATGGCGAAGGTCCGAACTATGCGACCGGTAATCTCTTTCGAAATATCATTGGCAATCCTGTTCGTCGTGTTGGTTTCGAAACTTATACCGCGAGCGCAACCTCCGGTGCTGAATATGCACGAGCCGTTGAATTAGGATCAAGTCGCTGGAAAGATGGCGTTAAGTTCCCTTATATGATTCCGGCGCGTGATTACTTGGTACAATCGGGGAGGGCTTCCGCTTATATCCGTGACGAAGTTCGACGAGCGATGGGAGCGTAACCGATGGCAGGTGAAGTTCCTCCATTAAATGTCGAAATCCTCGTACAACTTTCCAACCTTACTGCCGCAGTTCAAGAGGCTACCGCTGGATTAAATAAGATCGGCGATACCGCCGTTGAGCAAAACTCAAAGTTCGACTCCCTCAAGTCTACGATGCTTGGCGTATTCGCTGGCAACTTAATGACTAAGGGCGTAGAGATCCTTACTACTGGACTCCATGATGCAGTAAAGGCCATCCAAGACACGCAGGTCGCTACTGAGCAACTTTCGACCGCGATGAATAACTCGAAGCAGAATACTGCCGCTAACCGTGCTGAGGTTACTGCGACCACAGATAAAATGAGCGCACTCGGATTCTCCGTTAAGGATTCCGAAGCCGCTTACACCAAGTTGATTACCGCCACAGGATCTACAACAGAATCAACAAAACTGATGTCGATGGCGGCTGATCTTGCTCGCTACAAGCATGAAGATTTAGCAACTGCCGCGGCTACGCTTGAAAAGGGAACTCTAGGAAATGCGAAGGCATTTAAGGAGTTCGGTATCACCCTCGATACGACTCTCCCTAAGAATCAGGCTATCGCTAAGGCGATGGATGAGTTAAATGCAAAGATCGGTGGGCAAGCCGTTGGTTATACTCATACCTTCGCTGGCGAGATGGAGATTCTTAAGGCCAAGTTCGATGATGTAGCCGTTAAGGTGGGCGCAGTCGTTATGCCTATCCTGACCAAGTTGATGGAGTTCATTACTGGCGTACTGATCCCTGCTATTGAGTTCCTCTATAACGCCACACTTGGTGCGTGGATCAAGCAACTCATTAACCTATGGAATACCCACGAAGGCTTGCGAAAGGTCATTGTAGGGGTCGTAGAGGTCGTTGTAGGGGCATTTGGCTACCTGCTAGGAGCGATCGCTAAGGTAGTCGATACTGTTGCAAAGATTCCTATTCTTGGCGCGCCGTTTAAGGCTCTCGGTAAAGGTGTAGACGAAGCCGCTCTCGCAGTTGGTAAGTTCGGAGATAGCCTCGACTCACTTGCGAATAAAAAGATTACGCTCCCAACGCTAGATACTGCGCTCGCTACTTCCGGATCAACTGGAACAGGTGGAGATACTGGAATCGGTGGGGGACTAGGTTCCGCCGGAAATGTAAATAAAGCAGCGACCGCCGCTGAAAAGGCTCTCACTGCTCGTAATGCAAAGATCAAGACTTACAACGATCAGGCAGTAGCGCTTGAAGATCAGATGAACGCGGCACTACTTGATCGTCAAAATAAAATGGCGGCGGCTCAGGCAACGCTTGATGATGCGAAGGCAAAGGCTCAAGGGATTCACGATGCCAATGTAGCCTCGATCAACCAAACCTATCAAGACAAAATGACTGCGGCTCAGGATGCGTATAACGCTACAACTGAGGCGGCTGAAACTTCTCATCAAGAGGCAATTCTTAATATCCAAAAGCAGTATGCGGATAAAGCCACTCAGTTAGTAGATAGTGCTAACGCTAAGAAACAGTCAATCATTGACCAGTCGATTGGCTTAATGACTAGCGCCTTTGAGTCTGCTACTAAGATCGACCTCGGCAAACTGTTCGTTGCTGGCGGAGCGAGCGCATCAGGATTGCAGGATCAACTCAAGGCTCAACTCGCTGATGTAATTCAGTTGCAAAAAGATGCTGGACTCCTTGCCGCTCAGGGTTATAACCAGTCATTTATCGACGAAGTAATTTCTCAAGGTCCACAACAGGGTGATGCTCTAGCGCAAGCCGTATTGACTGCCGCCCCTGATACCCAAGCCTCGATTAAAGATCTTTACAATCAGATCAACTCAACTTCTCAAGATGGCGTTACTGATCTTGCTAAGAAAATGAACGACGGGGTGAACTTTGCAAATCAGCAATTAGCAACTCAGTTCAATCAAGTCGGTGTTGATCTTAAAGCCAACCTCGCAGATAACGCGGCTCAACTTACGACTGCCTTGACTTCTGAGAACGATAAGTTCAACGCCGCTATGACTGCCGCTCAGGACACTCTCGATAAGGCTACCGCCGCGGCTACTAATGCTCGAGATATTGCGTTACAAAAGGCTGACGATACATTACAGGCTTCAATCAACTCCGCTCAGGATGCGTTTGATAAGTCAGTTAAGTCGATCTCTGACTCAACCATGAAACAACTCGATACGCTTCAAAAAAAGTTGGACGATACTGCCGCAAAGATTGCCGCTCTCGGTGCTTCGACTGCAAGCATTTCCGGATATGAGTCAAGCCTCGTATTGCCGGGTCAGACTTACAGCGCGGCTACGCTTGGCGCTTCCGCCTTCTCAAATCCAAACTTCTCAACTGGATCTTCTCCCGTAATTGGGACTCTGAATCAAAGCATTTACACAACCGACCCATCTCTGCCTAGCGTTACTGCGGGTACACTTAACGCTATTACTCTCGGACAGACTCAGGGCATTATCCCTGCCGTCCCAACTGGATCAAATAAGGCGGTGGCTTACTAATGGCAACCCTGACCTCGCTTAATCAGTACCAGTTTGCGTGGAACGGTTTTGGCTTCGGTGGCGCTGGATCTCCTCATCAGATCAACGCGGCTGATGGTATTGAAGGCTTGCCGGTAATCCGTAATCAGGATGATAATCAAGGATTTAATGACGGCATGTTTTCAGGTCGTGATTTCCTCGGGGGCAGAACCATTACCCTGACGATCCTTACTCTTTCAAGCAATATCACCGCGACAATCACCGGTGCGACTGCTACTGGTACGGGTGTAATTACCTATACAACTTCGGCTTCCCACGGATTTAATACTGGGCAGATCGTTACCATTACTGGAATCGCCTCGACTGGCAACCCTTCCGCTACTGCCGGAACTGGATTTAACCAAACTTCTCAAACTCTTACGGTGATCGACAATACACACTTCACCGTTCCCGTGACTCTTACTGATACCTACACCTCAGGCGGATCTGCGAACTCGGTTATGAGCGCACAGGCAAACTACAACCTGTTGAAAAGTAATCTATTACCGACCTCCTCGTACACACCTTTTTCCACAACGAATCAGTTGCAGTTTAAGTTGCCTCAATCCTCGAGCATTCAATTCTTTAACGCTCGCGTAAGAGATTCCAAGACGGTCATTACTCCCGACTTTACTTATGGATACATTACAAGCCAATGGACTTTCTTTGCGCCTGATCCTAAGTTCTACGACAATACTCAACAGTCTGCCTCTCTGATTGGTCTGAACTATCTCGGTCGCACATACAACCGTGTTTATCCTTTGACTTTCGGCGGTGGCGCGGCTGGTACTACTATTAACAACGCTGGATGGGCTAACACCTACCCGATCATTACCATTACTGGACCGATTACCAATGCGATCGTGGGTAATAGCACTCAGGGTAACTACATTACGATTCAAGGAAGTTACGCGAATACGGATACGCTCGTAGTTGATCTCGGGCAACGCCTTGTTACACTTAACGGATCTACTGCTCGAAATCTAGTTGCGGGCGGCTCAAACTGGTTCTATGCTCAGCCGGGCGCGAATCAGTTTTACCTATCAGGAACAGGTACACTTGCGGGTACAACTTCCGCAACAGTTACTTGGTACAACAGTTATATCTAAGGGGACAAGATGGCATTACGCACACCACCGAGTTGGTTACAAAATGGATCTCACCCTGCGGAAAATGATCGTTTAACCACTCAGGCTATCTGGAAAACCAGCGGCCTCGTAAACTCTACTGATTTACAAATTACGCAAAACGGTGGCGGAAATATGTCCGTCAATGTGTCGTCAGGGTGGGCGGCGATCGTCGGTACTACCCAAGCAAATATGGGTACATATATGGCATACAACGATGCTTCCACTAACCTCACCATTTCTACTGCAAGCGGTTCAAACCCTCGTATTGACCTTATCGTTATTACAATTAACGATGCTTACTACACAGGAA